TTAATAACGGTGCTGCGACTCCCGTCGCAAAAACGTTCGGACCCGAACGTGTCACCCCCGAACTCGCTGTGTTCACCGAGCGGAGTGCCGGTTACCCGGCGGGCTACAGCAAGGTCTCCCTTGCGTACAGCCCGTCGAGCTCCAAGCGCCCCACGACTCGTGTCGAATTCAGCGTCGACGTCCCGAAGACTGCCGTCGTGAACGGCGTCAGCTCGGTCGTCGGGGTCGGCCGCTTCCGTGGTTACTTCGTGACCCCGGACAACTTCAGTGACACCGACGCTGCAGACCTGCATGCGTACGCCGTCAACGCTCTCAACCATGCGCAGCTCAAGCTGGCGGTGACCAAGAACGACCCGCCGTATTGATACGGCTCTGAAGTTTCTATGGAGAAGTCATGAGTGTTAACCATGATGCTCGAGTGTTTAACCTCGAGACCAAAGCGGCTGCCGCCTTATGGCGGGGACTAGACACGCCTGTCGCCCTTTCTTGCTACCTTCTCGCGAAGGCAGAAGAGTGGGACCAGCTTATATCGAAAACGGTTGACCCTATGCATTACTGCTCAGGGTTCGTTGTCGATTTTGCTGCTGACTACCAAGCAGTCGAACTACTCAAGAAGAACCCTCGGGTTCCTCTTAAAGTTGATCGTGCTGCCGTAGCTCTAGACAAGTGGCGTGTCGCAGAAGCTCGATGCAAGGAAACAAACGAACGTCTCAGTAAAGACCCCATCCCGGGGTCCTCTGAGGTTCGCGAAACCCTTCACAGGGCACGCGAATTTATACGTGCTGTATTGGGATCGGTCGTTACCGGTCCCGATGAAGCACGACGCTCCGCCGTTCTCGAACGGGTTCAGGAGCTAGTTCGTTTTGGTCCTGGATCGACAACTTCTGTTTCGGGTGTCGTAACGCAGGGGCGAAAATACAGTCCTCGCGTTCTCGACGCGACACCGAGATGTCGTGAGTTTTTCCGTCATATGCTCTCACCCCACTGGGGTGGAGCTGAGACTCCGTTTAGGAGTGTGACGGCGTCGAAGCTTACGACTGTTCCCAAAAATGCTAAGACGGATCGCGTGATTTGCGTCGAACCTGATTTGAACATCTTCGTTCAGTTAGGGCTCGGCGCATACTTACGCGGGCGTCTTGGTAAGTTTGGTGTCGACTTGCGTTCACAGGAAGTAAATCGGTACCTTGCGAGCAAGGCACACGAGTACGACTTGTGTACAATGGATCTGTCTTCGGCCTCTGACCTGATCAGCCGCGAGGCTGTCTGGTTACTTCTTCCTGATGATTGGGCACACCTGCTATGGTTAGCTCGCGTTGATGAGACGCGGCTGCCGTCGGGTGAAACCGTCGTACTTGAGAAGTGGTCGTCGATGGGTAACGGGTATACCTTTGAACTGGAGACGCTGATATTTTACAGCGTCATCTGGGCTGCTGCAGAAGTGCAGGGCCTAGATAAAGTTTGTGTCAACGCTTATGGCGATGACCTGATCTTTTACAGTTCGATGCGTCCGCTCGTTGAAGCAGCTTTGGACTTCCTGGGGTTCAAAGTGAACACGGAAAAGACCTTTGGCCAGGGTCTTTTCTATGAGAGCTGTGGGACAGACTGGTTCGACGGCGTGAATGTGCGCCCGGTTTTCTTCCGGAGTACACACGTTGACTTTGAAACGATCTGTTACACATACGCGAATGCTCTCTCGACACGTGCCATCGCTGGCACGGTTCGTGATAGCCGCTACCTTCCTGCTTGGACTTGCTGTTTTACGGCAGTCCATCCAGACCATCGTCATCCCATCCCCTTGGGGTACGGTGACTGTGGTTTTCAACAGCCCTTTGACAGAGCCCGCCCCTCCGTCCGTCGCTTGCGCGACGGATGGTGCGGATGGGAGTTCCGAGTAAGGACCGTTGATATGAAGGTAACTAGTGAATTCCAGCTTGGTATCTACCTTGCTAGACTTCACGGGTCGCGTTACGACGATGTCACTATTGGGGTCTCCCCCAGTGGTGCCGAGTACATCGCAGAGGAATCCCTCCGCGGTCAGTACTGTCGTGCTCAAACCAGGCGATCGCGGTCGTCTTACGACTGGCCGCA